GCAAGCGGAAGCAATTGGGAATCGTCCAGAAACTGCTGGTGATTATCAACTTCCAGAAACTATTGACCAAGAAGCATCTGTAGACAACGAGCTATTGAAGTGGTGGTCAGAGCATTCATTCGAAAATGGCTTCTCTCAAGAAGAGTTTGAGAAGGGCATTGAGATGTATGGCGAGTCTATGGGCGGCAATGAACCTGACTTAGAGGCAGAGGCTAGGCAGCTTGGCGAAAACGCTAATGCTCGTATCCAAGCCGCTTCTATGTTTGCAACTAAGTTCTTTCCCGAAGACTCTATGCCTGCAATCGAACGCATGTGCGAAAGTCACGAAGGCATCATAGCCCTAGAAGCTATACAAGAAGCTCTTAAAGATGGATCATTTTCTGGCAGTACGCAATCTTCTGCTGGATTATCTGAGGCTAAATTAGTGGAGATGATGAATGACCCAAGATACCACAACCCAAGAGACAGAGATCCAAGTTTCGTTCGACAGGTCGAAGAAGGTTTCAAACAGATCTACCGAGGCTAAGATAATAACACGGGGTGATTACTATCTCACCCCGTTTACTCTTGGTCACATAAACGAAGTAGCTGAAAACCTAAGCTCAGAAAATAAACGTGAGCTAATCCTAATGGGTCACACGGATATAAAAGAAACGCTCTATGAGATGTACGAATGTTCGGAGTGCTACATTACTAGGCGCAATGACGAAAGCTTTCTAATGGTTGGTGGACTTTGGTTTGATGGTGCAAAGGACGCACAGATGTTTGCTATGTTCTCTGAGGGACTAAAGCAAAACTTTCATGCACTAGCGCGTGGCTCTAAACTTTTAGTAAACTTCTTTGATAAGACAGAAGAGATAATTACTATGAGGGTTTTGGCTGAGTACGAGCCTATTTTGAATTGGGCTTCGTGGCTTGGCTTTGAAGCAGTGGGCGTAAGTGAACGTGATTCATACAAGTATGTTGAGTTTGTGCGTTGCAATCCAAACAAAAAACTTGTTTACCATTAATTACTACGGCCCGTAATGCACTGAAAGGCCCGAAAGGATACCCTTGCTGACGTAAAAAGCGGACACCCGTTGACACTGTAACTTCATAATAGGACTGAAAAAATGGCTAACACTATTGACCAAGCCTTTATCAAGCAGTTTGAAACAGAAGTACATTTAGCGTATCAACGTATGGGGTCTAAGCTCCGCAATACAGTACGCTCTACAAATGTATCTGCTTCAGTTGCTCGTTTCCAAGTAATTGGAAAAGGCGTAGCTACCACTAAATCACGCAACGGTAACGTAACACCAATGGAACTTGCTCACACTAACGTGGAAGCAACCATGACGGATCACTATGCGGCAGAGTACATCGACAAACTTGACGAATTGAAAACTAACATCAATGAACGTCAAGCTGTTGCACAATCTTCTGCTGGTGCTTTGGGTCGCAAGACTGATGAGATTCTCATCACTGCTATGGACGCTGGTGCTAACTCCACTCAAATCCATGACGCAAGTTCTGCTCTTGAAAAAGCTGATTTGCTCTCATTGTTCCAAACATTTGGTACAGCAGACATTCCAGAAGACGGACAGCGCTATCTTGCTATGTCGCCTGCTGGCTTTGCTGACTTGTTTGCAATCACTGAGTTTGCTTCTTCGGACTTTGTTGGGCAACAAAACCTTCCGTTCGCTGGTGGCATGACAATGAAAGAGTTCTTAGGCTTTAAGATCTTCTCAACGTCTGCTGTAGCTGGTGGTAAAAACTTTGCATACCACACATCTTCAATTGGCCTTGGCATTAACTCCGATGTTTCAACTGAAGTAAACTACGTGGCAGAAAAAGTCTCACACCTCGCAACTTCTATGATGTCCATGGGCGCTGTCGTTATTGACGATGATGGCATCTATGAAGTCTTAGACAATAACTAAGGAGACTGAATAATGGCTTATACAGCATCTAGCCTCATCCGTATTGGCGGTGGTTCTGGTCAAGCATTTTGGTATTATACCAGTGCAGACTCCATTGCAGACGCAAATACTGCTGGGTACTTCAACGCTGCTGCGGCAATGTTGAATCTCAATGATGTAATCATGACGGTAACTTCTACTGGCGGAACGCCTGTTATCACTCATGCTTATGTTAATGCAAACAATGGTTCAGTTGTTGATATTACTAACGGCGTTGTCGTTACTAATACTGATGGCGATTAAATAGGGCGGGGGGTTTCGGCCCCCCGACTTTCATATGCCAGATGTAGCAAACACACCCATCAAGATTTGTTCTCGCGCCTCTATCCTTATTGGTGGTGAGGTAATTCAATCTTTCGATGATGGCACTGCGGAATCAATAGTTTGTGACGCAATGTATGAAGACATGGCTAGGTCAGCTTTAACCAACACACGTTGGAAATTCTCTACAGACCAAGCAGTTTTAAACAGATTGTCGGAAAAGCCAACTGGACGTTGGGAGGCGGCATACCAAATACCATCTGAGTCTATTATGCTATCAGCAGTTACCGTAAACGGGTTTGCTTTAACTTATGATACATACGGATCTAAAGTATACTGTAATGCTTCGTCTACAGATTCAGTTATCGCTGACTATGTATACAGAGCTAACGAATCCGATTGGCCTCCTTACTTTAAAACAGCAGTAGAATATATGATGGCTGGTGTCTTAGCCGTATCAGTAGCCCGTGACCAACAGCTAGCTAACCTGATGGAGCAAAAGGCTGCGTACCAAATGGCTCAATCTCGCAGACTGCACTCTCAAACGCAGACAACTCGTAAGCTAAATACCTCAAGGTTTATTGGCGAAAGGCGAAGCTAGTGCAAAAGATAAGAATCCCAATGAACAGCTTTCAGTACGGTGAGGTAAGCGACTCGCTTATTATGCGTACTGATACTGCTATCTATGCAGGCTCGGCACAACGTGTTGAGAACTTCCTAGTTATGGCTGAAGGTTCTGTAAAGAAACGATTTGGGTTAAGGCATGTGGCTAAGTACGATTTAACTTATGCTGCTTCCGATCCTAACAAGTCTCACTTAACTCACTTTATATATGACGACAACGAGCAGTACGTTGTTTCCATAGAACATCAAAAGCTTAGATTTTTTAGGCTGGTTGATTCTACTACAACATCATTAGTTGATACGGTAACGGCAGATACTAGTAGTGCTGCGTTACCTTTTGACCAAGATTATCTTTCACAAATAACTACAGCGCAGTATGGGGACGTTTTATTTGTATGTCACCCTTTGTTTGCACCAAGGGTTATTACCAGAACAAGCTTAACAAACTTTGACGTAAGCACGTTTACCTTTGATTCACGCGCAGATGATAAGCAAATCTACCAACCATACAATTCGTTTCAGAATCAAGCTGTAACTTTAGACCCCAGCAAAGCATCAGGCGATGGAGCAACCTTAACTACAAGCGTTGCTTATTGGGATATTACGGGCAGTGCGTCCAACGGCAACTATACTTCCTCAAAGCATGTCGGAGTTACAATTAAGTATCACGACTCAGAGATAGAAATAGTTAGCGTTCAGTCAGCAACGCAGGCCACAGGTAATATAGTTACTCCGTTGGAGGTTAGGCTAGCAGTCATTGATCCATTAAGAACAACTGCTGGTTCAGCATTAGTTGAGGTTACGCAGATTGCTCATGGGTTTGCTGGTGGCGAAGCAATTACAGTCGTAGGGGCTACTGCTTTTGGTGGAATTAATACAGCAAACATAAATGGCGCAAGAACAATATCTTCCATTATTGACGATAACACATATACCTATACGGCTGGTGGCGCTGCAAGCTCTGCAATAGATGGCGGTGGAAACGTAAAGATAGGCTCTCACGCACCAACAAGAGGTTGGTCTGAGCAGTCATATTCTGCTAAACGTGGATACCCTGCTGCTGTAACCTTCCATGAAAACAGGCTTGTCTTTGGCGGAACAATTGCAGAACCAGACACGCTTTGGATGAGCAAGATCGGACAGTTTTTTAACTTCGATGTAGGGGCAGCAGACGATGTGGACGCAATCTTTCTTACCGCTGCAACGGGTGAAGTAAACGAAATTAGATACCTTGTGTCAAATCGAGATCTACAAGTTTTTACAGCGTCTAATGAATTGTACGTTCCAACATACTTAAACCAAGCAATCACGCCTACTAACGCACAGATCAGAAAACAAACACCGTTTGGCGCTGAGTTTGTAGAGCCAGTATCAATTGATGGCGCAACAATCTTTGTTCAGCACGGGGGCAACTCAGTTAGGGAGTACCTCTACACTGACACAGAGGACGCTTACACTGCCACTTCGGTTTCTACGCTGTCATCACACCTAATTGACAACCCAGCCTCTATGGCAGTCGTACACGGCGGCTTTGAGCTACCAGACTCTTACGCCTTTTTTGTTAGAGTGGGAGGAGAGGCGGCAATCTTTTCATCTAATCGCGCAGAGAAAAGAGCCTCTTGGACTAGGGTTACAACTAACGGTAGGTTTGCAGGCGTAGTGGCATTACGCAATCGCCTTTTTGTTAACGTGTATGACGAGTACAACAAGCTGCAACTATGTGAGTTCTTTGGCGACATCGGCCTAGATATGTACCTCTACAAGCCAATAAGTAATAATCTTGTAGACGTAAGCGATCTGTACACAAACACACAGGTTGTGGATGTTGTGGTTACTACTGGCACAGTCGAGTCTCACCTTGGTTCGTTTATAGTAAACAGCGCAAACAAAGTAGATTTAACTGCATATGCTGGTCATGGATTTACACACGCTTATGTAGGTAAGAAGTTTACGGCTAAAATTGTTACTAACCCAATTGACGTTAACGCAGCATCTGGCCCTCAAACTGGCAATGTGCGTGGCGTTAGTAGCGTTATTTT